GCAACACCGCAGTCGCAATCGTGCAGTTGAGCGGCGCCTGCACCGGCTGCATCATTGACAACAACTACCTGCACGGGGTCACCCGCGATCCGCTTGGTGATTTCTCTGTGGCAGGCAGCTACGTCAACCCGGACGTTGGCATCGGCTCGTTCAATTCTGGCGGGTATCTCGACGGGGCCACCATCACCCGCAACCGCATCGAGCACGTCAACGAAGGTATCATCACCAACTTGCAGACCGCAGCGCCGGTGACCGTGACCGACAACAACATCGGCTACACCTATTCGGACGCGATGAAGTGGACCATTCGGGGGGCTGGTGGCCTGACCGCCGTCAAACTGTGGGCGCGCAACCGCTGGCATCACATGATGGGCCGACAGGATGACGCATCGGGCGGCGGCCCGCACTCGGACTTCCTCCAACTGGTGCAAACCGCTGTTTCAGCTAACCAGAACATCACCAATTTCTCGTTCTTCCAGAACCGCTATATCCTGACTACCAACACACGCGGCTTCAATATCCAGGGTCTGGTGAGCTTCGATGACGGGCTTGGGCGTTCGACGTTTGTTAACCCGATCATCACTGGTAACCTGCATGTGACCGATAGCACCCATGGGATCAATCTCAAGGTCAATGGTGGCAAGATTGCGCACAACACTATCCTGAGCGTACTCGGTGCCCCGCTCGGTGGGCCGCCCTTCGGCAAGTCTTTCCGCAACGCAATAATTACACTGGTAGTCAGTGGTGCCAGCCCCGAAATCACCCGTAACGTCTATGATGAGGCCCCGATAATCACTGGCACGGCAACCCTCACCGACAACATCCTGCTTGGCGAGAATGGCGCAACCATCACCTATGACACCGCTATGGTAGGCCCCGGCTTCCAGCCGAACGACGAGCCGAGCGAGGCTGCGTTCGCGCTCAAACCTGGTGGTCCGCTCGATCTGCCCTTCGGACGTGGTGCCATGGGGTCTCAGATCGGCACGTTCGGAACGGTCACCGACCCGACCACCTGGGCCTACAACCCGGTGTTCGAGGATATCAATCCCGGCGTCACCCAAGCCTTCGCACTGACCGCGATGCCATATGACGGCTATGTCTTCGACACCCCCGACAACATCACTGCCCCGGTCATCATCCGGGGTCAGGGCACCACCGGGCAGTCCATTCAGGCGCGGGGCGAGAGTGCCGGCGGCAACACCGCATGGACAGCAACCACCGTCGATGCGCTCGGCAACTGGTCGGTGCAGATCGACGTTCCCGCCGCGCAATGGGGCCAGTGGTATACGCCCGCCGCAAGGGTCGGCACAAACGATCTGACCAAGCTGACCCATGCCAACACTTTCGGCTGCGGCCATGTGGTTGGATTTCTCGGGCAGTCCGAGGATGTCTATGTTACCTCGAACCATTCCTTCTACCGACAGATCGCGGCGCCGGCCATTGTCGCCGAGAACGCCACGGCCATTGTCCTGGACGCCAACGTCAACGGCGGCGCTACATCGCCGTTCCGACTGACCGCCGCCAACGTCGCGGCAGGCAAGTGGAACCACGGGCTGATCGCCCTTGCCAATGCGCTGGCCCGTGCAAAGCCGGGCAGGAAGTTCTGCTTCCTCGATCTGGCAGAGGCAGGCACCGGGCCGCAGTCGCTGATGAACAACGCCGATACGAATTTCAATTGGGCGACGGAATTTCAGCCGCCCATTGATCTTGCCCGGTCAGGTGGAAGCGAGATCGGCCATGTCATCTACTTGTGGTATAACTCGCCGTCCGCCACCATCAAGACATTCCCGACCGAATGGGCGCCCTTCTTCATGGGGCAGCGATGGGGCGGCGGCGCCTTCACGCTCGGCACAACAAACCCGGACTCGACCATCAATCCCGGCACCACCGTTGATCGGATGCTCTGGGACGTGACGGCTCCGGCCGGCCAGAAGGGGCGCGGCATCTTCTCGACGCGCACCAAACTGAACATTATGACGCCCATGCCATTCCTTGACTCGATGAATACCGAGGTGCTGAATTTCAATACCGAGGTAGGAGGCGGGCATTCGACGCTTGGGCGGCACTTCCAGCTTGACCGTCCGGCCCGTGATCAGATGAAGGCTTTCTTCGATGATACTAGGGTGCAGACCTTCGCGGGTGTATTCGGACCTTCAGCGCACATTACCAAATTCGGCGGGGGGTCGTCTGAAATCCACCCGGACGTGACAGACCCCATCGGCCAACCGCAATACGCAGTCAACCGGCTTCCGGTAATGATGGCGGCGGCGGGCACACCAATGCCGGAACCGACGATCATCAGCGTCACGCGCGAGGCGACGGGGGCATGGGCCGATGTTGTCGTCAACCTGCCGAATGACGGATCACTGACCGTCATCCGGGCGCTTCGTGGCACTGCCGGGCCGGCTACGGAGCCACCCCACTACCAGCCGGTGATGGGCTTTGAAATCCGCAGGGCTGCGGACACCGACCTTCAGCGCCGGCCGGTGTTCAAGACCACCGAGACCACCTACCCGGTGGCCTATCGCGGCACGGTCACGATCATTGATGCGGGCACTGGCGTTGCGCCGTTCAGGACCGGGCGGGTCAGGATCACCCCGACCACACCCTTCGCGGCTGGTGACATGCTGGAATACTTGCGGGGTGCGGCGGTGGCAATGATCTTCAAGCCTGTTGATCTCCCCGCACGGCTCTATGAGAACATGCTGATCGAGCATCTGCCGGCGCTCTACTTCCCGGCCGATCTTTACCCGTTCTATGGCGTCCCGGTGCGTCCGCAGCCACCAGTTCTGGTGATGACTTAACACTTAGGAAAAATAATGTTAGAATACACCCCAGATAAATCCAGGTTCAAGGATGAAAAAGGTAGGTACATTGTCCAAGGCTTGTTTCTTGAAGACAGGTATAATACCGACCTATCAGTCTACACTTTTGATGGTATTGACAAGGAGTATAGGGGGGTAGTTTACCCCTCACTCAAACGTCTTTACATCGCCGAAGGTGACCCCAAAGAATACCTGTTTGCAAATAAGTACTTATTTGATTGGGATCATTGGCAGCGACTATGTAATAATGCGATTATTGGCCGCCACATTGAGAAATGGCGGGAGGAACTGGAACTCAGCTTGGTATCAGAGGGTGTGTCTGCCCTCATTGACCTCGCGCTAAATGAAAAGTCCTATCAAGCCTCTAAATATCTCGCTGATAGGGGTTGGGATAAACGTGCAAGGGGAAGGCCCTCCAAAGAAGAGATTGAGGGTCATTTGAAAAGAAGCATCTCTGACACAGACGAATACAACAGGGATTTCGAGCTACTCAAATTCCATAAAGAAGGCAGTGGATAATGGATGATTGGCTTAAAGAGGCGTATGAAAAATTAGACTCTATGCCTACTCAGGCCAAGGAGGTCAGAAAAGCTGCGGAAGGTGACTTATTCTTTTTCGCACAACTCGTAAATCCTGGATATATGTATGGCAGCATCCATCGGGAACTATTCCGGTGGATGCAGGACTATAGTCTATTTGGTATTGGTCAAACCATGACTGACAACAAAATGATCATGCTGCCTCGTGCCCATTTGAAATCACATATGGTAGCAACTTGGTGTGCATGGGTTGTTGTCAGGCACCCTGAAGTAACTATTTTATACGTCTCTGCAACTGCGGACTTGGCCATGACGCAGTTGTACGATATCAAGAACATTATGGATAGTTCCATCTTTAAGAAATATTGGCCTGAGTACATCCATCCAGATTCTGGTAAGAGGGAAAAATGGTCCGCTACCAAGATCATTATAGATCACCCCAAAAGGAAAAAAGAAGGTATCCGAGACGCCACTATTGCCATCGCTGGCCTTACTACAAACACCACAGGCTGGCACGCAGATGTAATCTGCGCCGATGACCTTGTTGTACCTGAGAACGCCTACACAGAAGATGGCAGGGATTCAGTCTCTAAAAAGTCTTCGCAGTTTACTTCCATTCGTAATACTGGTGGGTTTACATTAGCCTGTGGCACACGTTATCACCCTAATGACATATATGCCTCGTGGAAAGAAGCTGTATATGATGAGTACAATAACGATGGGGAATATCTGGGGAAACGTAAGGTTTGGGATGTGAAAGAATACCGGGTAGAGGAAGATGATATCTTTCTCTGGCCCCGTGTTATTCGCCCAAATGATAATAAAGCTTTTGGATTTGACAAAAGACATTTGGCCAGGATTTCTGCTGAGTACTCTGATAAAGTTCAATTCTATGCCCAATACTATAATGACCCCAACGACCCAAGTTCTGAGAGAATCTCAAGAGAAAAGTTTCAGTATTACAATCAGAGATTCCTTCGTAAAGAGGGTGGTACATGGACCTACAATGGGTCCAGACTAAATGTGTACGCAGCGGTAGACTTTGCCTACTCCTTGAATAACAATGCTGATTATACGGCCATTGTAGTTATTGGTGTTGACAGTGATGGTAATATCTATGTACTTGACATTGATAGATTCAAGTCTTTCAAAGTAATTGAGTATTTTCAACATATCGTTGCACTACACTCAAAATGGAATTTCAAAAAACTGCGCGCTGAAGTTACGGCTGCTCAAAAAACTATTGTAGACTCCATACAGGATTTTGTTCGTAAGGATGGTTTAAAACTCAAAGTGGAGGAATATAGACCAAACAAGTATGAAGGCAGTAAGGAAGAACGTATTGGTGCTGTATTGGAACCAAGGTATGAAGACCTTGATGTGTGGCACTTCGAGGGGGGATGGACCTCAGTGCTTGAGGATGAATTAATTAAGTCAAGACCTGCACATGATGATATCAAGGACGCCCTTGCGTCTGCTGTGAGTATCTCAGTGAAACCTATCAGAACTATGTCTGATAAACTGAAAGATTTTATTACTCCCTCTTCGTATGGGAGTAAATTTGGAGGCTTCTACTAGTGGCTAAAAATTCAGATCGTGTGGTCGAATTACAGGGGCTAATTGCGCCTGACAGGCCGGCTGATTGGATCAGCAACCTTTGGATAAAATACAATTCACAAAGGGCTACCAGGGTTAGTGAGTGGGTAGAACTGGATCAATATCTATTTGCTACCAATACTAAAACTACCAGTAACAAAACCCTACCGTGGACACATACAACTACTACACCCAAACTCACACAAATCAGAGATAATCTACATTCAAATTATATCTCTTCCCTGTTCCCCAACGACAAGTGGTTGACATGGGTTGCATTCTCTTCGGATAGTGCCAAGAAAGATGTAGCGCAGACACTCACATTCTATATGGAGAACAAGACTCGCGAAGGTGGGTTCAGAAATACTGTCAGCCACTTGTTATATGACTACATTGATCGTGGAAATGCCTTTGTAATGCCTTCTTTTGAGGCCCGTTATAAAGTTACTGCCAATGAGAGAGTGTCTGATTTTATCGGGCCTAAAGCTGTTCGTATCAGCCCGTATGACATTGTGTTTGACCCCACTGCTGTAGATTTTGGGAACACTTGGAAAATCGTTCGTAGCCAGATGTCTGTTGGCGAATTGAAGAAGATGGCTATCACACACCCAGGAGAAACCTTTTGGGCTGATGCGTTTGACCGCAGAATGTTGTTAAAACAATCTGCTTCAACTTTCAGTGCAGATGACTGGGCTAAAGCTCAACAATATGCTATTGATGGATTTGGTAGTCTGCAAGAGTATTACGGATCAAACACAGTGGAAATCCTTGAGTTCTATGGGGACTACCACGATGAGGAATCTGGGGAACTCAAGACAGATCGCATGATTACTGTCGTAGATAGGTCTTTTACTGCTCGTGATATTGATACCCCCACCTATAGTGGTAAGCCTGCCATCAGGCACGTTGGTTGGAGGCTGCGGCCTGACAACCTGTGGGCCATGGGTCCATTGGATAATCTGGTCGGTATGCAATATATGATTGACCATTATATCAATATGGTCTCCAATGCCCTTGACTTGAAAGTTATGCCGCCCAAGAAGATTCTGGGGGATGTAGAAGCTTTTGATTGGTCCCCTAATGCAGAAATCCATTTAGATGAAAATGGTGATGTGCAAGAGTTGGCCCAGCAATTCGGAGATGTCTTCGCTGTTCTGGATTATGTCAGGTTGACAGAAGAACGAATGGAGATGTACGCAGGGGCACCACGAGAGGCTATGGGTATTCGTACCCCAGGTGAGAAGACCGCCTTTGAAGTGCAATCATTAGAGAATGCTGCTGGCCGTATCTTCCAGGAAAAGATCATCCAGTTTGAAGTCTTTATGGAGGCCCTTCTTAATGATATGTTGGAAGAGGCCCATCGTAACTTTGCTTCTTCCGATATTGTTCGTATCATTGACACTGATCTTGGAGTTGCCCAATTCAAGACCATCAGTAAAGAAGATATCACAGCAGATGGTATTTTACGTCCAATTGGGGCAAGGCACTTCGCCCAAAGGGCGCAAGAACTCCAAAATCTTGTTGGGGTATTCAACTCTCCCATTGGTAATATCATTGCTCCACACACCTCTGGTATTGGCCTGTCTGAGTTTATCAATGATGTAGTTGATCTCCGTGGATACACTATCTTTAGACCCAATATCGCGCTTGAGGAGCAACAAGAGACGGATTCTATTGCAACTCAGGCTCAAGAGGATAACATTCTCAAATCTCAAAATAGTGTTGAGGAACTAACCGCTTCGTTTGAGGCTACTCAAGGTCTTGCTCAATGAAATCAAGATGGGTAGAGGGCCTGGAAAACGAGGGTGATAAAGAAGAAGTAAAGTATGAGTTTGAAAAGGCATTAAAAACTCGTAAGAGGTTGTCGCAACTATTGGAAAAAGAGATTACAAGTATTGTTATAAACATGACAAATGAAGAGCATTTCGATAAAGACTGGGCCTTGGTGCAGGCTGATCGTGTGGCACAAATCAAGGCTTATAGAAAAATAATGAATCTTTTAGAATAATTTTTGTGACAAATCCCTCATTTTTCAAGTATATGTATATGAGGGTTATAAAATTGTATCTCCGGGGTTAATATATATATATAAGTATATATACTACGGAGTAGTATTACCAGTATATTATATAAAACATAGTATACTGGTTGGGGGGTTGAGACAATCTTTTCTCCTTTCTTATTGTCTCCCCCCCCTTTTACACACAAAGGAATAACAATGTCTGACCAAGACGATATTTTCAATTTGACTGACCCCAAGGAAACTGAAACCAATCCGGCGGAGACCACGCCTGTTTCTCAACCTGATCCTTTCACTGACATTTTGATGGGTATCAAGAATGAGAACGGAGAACCTAAATATAAAACTGTCGAAGATGCTCTCAAAGCTCTAGGACATTCCCAGCAATTTATCAAGACTCTGCAACAAGAAAAAGCAGAACTTAAATCTCAATTTGAACAAGCGAGTAATGAATTAGAGAAGATGGGCAATATCGAGAGTTTTGTAAACAGGATTTCTCCTAACACTCAAACCCCCGCACCTAACCCGACCGGCAAAGAGGCAGCGACGTTGAGTGAGACCGAAATCACCAAACTTCTTGAGAATGCACTCGAACAACGAGAAAAGCAGTCTCAAGAAAAGAACAACTATGATATGGTTGTTGGTGAAATCACTAAAGTACATGGGGATAAAGCCTCCGTGATCATCGCACAGCGAGCCAAAGAACTAAACACTACTACCGAAACCCTCCGTGAACTGGCAAAAAGTAATCCAGCAATGGCCCTTTCGTTACTTAGTGTTGCTGGTACTCAGCCTGTGCAACCTGTGAAATCTACAATCAATGCCACCATCAAACCTAGTGATAGCACTGAAGCCCCAAAGTTTGAAAGGTCTGCCGCTCGTGGTGGGTTATCAAACAAGGATTTGGCGGATAGGTGGAGGCAAGTAAGAGATTTCACTTACAAGCAACTCAACGTAGAAAGCTAATAAATGCAACTTACTTCCAATACTCGTGCGTTTATTGAAGCAACCCAGTATAGTAACTTTATCCTTACTAATCTGCACGATGGTCTCTTGCCGGATACCTTCTATCGTAATGTCAGTGACTTTATGCATGGAGATGAACTCAAGATCAAGACTATCGGTACTGTGACACTTCAAGAAGCGGCAGAAAACTCCCCTCTCGTCTACAATCCGATTGAGTCTGGTGAAATTACCTTTAGCATCACTGAGTACATCGGGGATGCGTGGGCAATTACTGATGACCTTCGTGAAGATGGCTCGCAGATCGAGCAACTTATGGCTGCCCGTGCCACGGAGAACACCCGTGCCATTCAGGAACGTCATGAGACTGACTTTCTTGCCACGGCAGCCAGCATCTATGCTAGCGCCACTACTGGCCTTCCTGTTAATGGGTTCAACCACTTTATTGTTTCTGCTGAAACCAATAATGTCTTTTCCCTGGATCATTTGATCTCCCTTCGTCTTGCCTTCGATAAGGCTAACGTTCCGTCCACTGGTCGTGTCTTTATTGTTGACCCTGTTGTTGAAGCAACTCTTAACAGGCTTGTTTCGATCACCAACGATGTCACCGACTTTGCTAAAGCCATTCTGGAACGGGGTCTCGCTGCCGGGCAGAGGTTCATTAGCAATTGGTTTGGGTGGGATATCATGACCTCCAACAGGCTGTTTGTTGGGGCCGCTAACGATGGTGTTACCTCTCTTGGTTCTGCTGTGTTCAACATTGGTATGTGTATTCTGGATGACCAGACTAAGCCTCTTATGGGTGCTTGGCGTCGTCAACCCAGTGTTGAGGGCGGGCGGAATAAAGACTACCGCCGTGATGAATTTGTAGTGACGGCTCGTTATGGCTTTGGTGTCCAACGTGTGGATACTATGGTTTGTGTTGCCACTTCGCCCACTGCAACCGCATAAGGAGTAAATTATGGGTTACGAACAATCTAAATTTGGGGACGGCTCGGGCACTGGCTCGGGTAACGTCACTCAAGCAGTCCATAATCACTATGGTCCTCGTGTGGAACTCAACCAAACGATTGGTGCATACAACACTGATGGTGTTGTCAACGAGTTGGTTATTGACTTTGACGGCACCGTAGTTGGTAATGCGGCTTACCCACTCATCGCACCTAAACTCCCGGCTGGTGCCATTATCGAGGATGTTTACCTTTATGTTGATGAGGTATTCGTCCTTGGGGGCACTACTCCCGCTATCGAAATCGGGACTGAGGGTTCTGAAGCCACTAATGGTTTCACTATCTTAGAGGCCCAAGCTGAAGCGGTTGGCATGAAAGATGTCACCACTGCTCTCTCTGGCACTTGGACCGCAGGTCTGGCGGCTGAGACTGTTGTAGGCATTGCCCTGTCGGGCACTACTCCAACCGTTACTTCTGCTGGTAAGGCCCGTGTAGTGATTCGCTACGCCAAAGTTTAAGTAGCTTTATAGGGGGCAGGGTTTTCCTGTCCCCTATTTTTATTTAGGAGAATCCATGTCTCAAACTCTCTTAGGAATGGTGCAGGACATCTTGTCCGAGATCAACGGAGATGAGGTCAATAGTATTGCAGATACCGAAGAGGCTGATTTTGTAGCCAGGCTTTTCCGTACTACATACAGAGACCTGTCAAGCCACACCTCTTGGCCACATACTCGGCGTGCTGTAGCTTTGACTGCAAGGTCAGACTCTAGCTACCCAACCCACTTCACGGTCAATACTGACGTAAAAAAACTTATCTCCGTCAATTATGATGTCAGGGCCAACGGGGAAACCCGAAGACGCTACAAAGTGATGACGTACAAAGACCCAGATGATTTCCTGGTGTTACTTAATTTAAGGGATAACACTCAACCCAATGTTGATATAATTATTGATGATTCTGGGATTGAACTTCTTATCCTGAATGATAAAGCACCAGCTTATTACACCTCATTTGATGACTCAAGCCTCATATTTGATGCTTATGATAGTTCGGTTGATAGCACCCTGCAAGAAACAAAACTACAAGCACAGGGGTATATCATTCCCGAATTTCAACTTGTAGACACCTTCATCCCAGACCTACCACCTGACGCATTCTCTCTCCTGTACCAAGAAACATTATCTCGTGTTCAACTAAAGGCGAGGGAGTTTCAAGATATTAAGGCGGAGCAAGAAGCAGTGAAACAATCGCGGTGGATGAGCAGGAATGCTTTCCGTGTGAGTGGGGGTATTCGTTACCCCAATTATGGCCGAAAGAAATAATATGACATCTGAATCAATTAGGGAATACAAAGGCTATCGTGTAGAATCTCTTGGTACATACTCTCTTGTTAAAATTAAAGCAAGGGGGCAAGGTTCTATCCCAGACAAACTTGGTGGTAGCTACACTTCATACACAGAAGCCTTCAAGGCTATTGATATTTATTTGAGTAGCCTTATGAAAAGGGGTAAGACCAGTGGCAAGACAGAGGGCAGCAGTACAGATTAACCAATTTATCGGTGGTATGAACACCGAGGCTAACCCACTTTCTTTTCCAGAGAATAGTTCCATTGATGAAGTAAATATGGAACTTCTCAGGGATGGCTCAAGAAAACGCCGTCCAGGTTTTGATGTTGAAGATGGGGCCACTATGATATATAGTGGGGTTACTTTAGACCCCTCTAAAGTTTTGGGTAGAAGCCAATTCCTGTGGGAAAACCCAGGTGGTATCGCTACAAAACAATTTGTTGTTGTACAAATTGGTAACCTGCTAGCTTTCCATGATGTAGATAACCAACCACTATCCGGTTCCACAGAGTTTTCCACTACCTACCCAATCAGTATATATGACAATATTTTTAGTTATGCCTCTGTTGACGGTAATTTGGTAGTTGCCACTGGCCTAAAACAGATCAGCGTTTTTCAATATGATGGTGTGTCCATTACGAAAAGTGATGAAACCCTGCTCATTAGAGACTTGTTTGGGGTGGCGGCTGTTGGCCCAGGTTCTGTTGTATTAACCCAACCACAGAATATCCAAATACGGCCCACGGCTATAACTAGCCAGCATACATACAATCTCCGTAATCAGACATTTGCGTTACCACGAGTTGAGGGGGATGCAGATACACAAAATACGATTGATCCAATTGCCGAGTTCTTTGTAGCTTCTACTAGCACAATGTATCCGTCCAATGCTGATAGTGTAATCAGACATCTCGTAGCTGATGCAAACAAGGCTTCCAACCGAACAGTGGATCGTTTTAATGCTACATCCATGTTCAAAACCCCACCAAATACTACAAAAGCCCCAAGGGGGTATTTCATTATTGATGCCCTGGAAAGGGGCACCTCCCGTCTAGCGCAAGAGGCACTGTTGCGCGCGAATAACCCAGCATTATCTTTAGTTGTAACCTCTCTCCCGGCGGATACTACACCAGGTGGACCTAAAGTTTTAGGCTCCTATGCTGGTAGAGTCTGGTTTGCCGGTTTCTCAAGTGAGGTTCAAGATGGGGACAGTGAGTCCCCCAGAATGGCTTCATACATCTTGTTCAGCCAACTGGTTGATAATGTATCCCGCATCCCATTATGTTATCAAGAGGGAGACCCATCTGGTGTTGACGACCCCGATGTTGTGGACACGGATGGGGGCTTTATTCGTATTGATGGGGCCTATAATATCAAAGCCTTGGTGAATATTGGAGCGTCATTATTCGTTTTAGCCGAAAATGGTATTTGGCGTATTGTAGGTAATGATGAAAACACTTTTACAGCCACTTCATTCAGTGTATTTCGTTTGAGTGACGAAGGTTGTATTAGTTCCCTGTCAGTAGTCAACATCAGTGATGGTGTTGCATACTGGGGGGAATATGGTGTTTACATTATTTCCAGGGATCAAAATACTGGGGATTGGGCTGTAACAAATATTACTCAGGAGTCCATTCAAAAATTCTACGATAACATCCTAGTAGACGACAGAGTTACATCTGTAGGGTATTTTGACAGGGATTCGCCCGCTATAAGGTGGGTCTACGGCCCGAGGGATTTCACACAGCAGCAACAACAAACTTTTGAGCTTGTATTCAATACTAAATATAATGTGTTTACTACTAACAAACTTGTATCTGTTGAGAATACTTACGGACCGTTGAGTGTGTCTGGTAATTCCAGACTGACTGGTGCGAATGTGGTGAGAGAACCCAAAGAATCCCTATATTGTATTGTTGGGGTATTCAATGCCCCCACAATAATGTATACATTTGGTGGGTATAACACTTTCACTTCCAAACTAGACTGGTCCAGAGGTCTTGTTAACCCAGCAGTAGCCACTGGTGGTATTGACTCCCCTGCCTACATTATAACTGGTCGGGTAAATGGTGGTGATACTAGACTCAGAAAAGAATTACCCTATGTCACTGTTTATATGCAGCGATCTGATAATGACCCAAACTATGGCATGGATTCTTCTTGCCTACTTCAGTCCCAATGGGATTGGACTACTGACTCCATGGCCGGTAAATGGAGTACTCCGCGACAGGCATATCGTTTGCTTAGAAGTGATTTAGGTCAAAATATGGTTGTGACCAGAAACAAGGTAAGGGGTGGTGGCAGGGCTGTGGCTCTCAAGTTTTCCTCGGAGCCGAATAAGGAACTCCATTTATACGGTTGGGAATACAATATTCAAGCTGGTAGTGAAGAATAATGCGAGAAAACACATACATTTATAAACAAACTGAAGACTACACATGCTATATTGTTGAGGCTGACGAAATTGTTTTCCTGCATTTTAACAGTGATAAAATGACCCCGAGCATACTTAGGGATATTACTGCGGAGTTCAGGGGGATACTTGATCATTTTTCAGATTTGGGCCATGAACTTATTTTTTCCACTGTAGCCAACCCCAAAGTTCTGAAACTTTGTTATAAGGTAGGAACACCATACGATGTAAGAAAGATAAATCATATGGATGAAAAATACTGGGTTGTGGCTTGGGAAACTGGATTGGAGGTATGATATGGGTTTGGTAGCACTATTAGGTACTGCCGTATCCACGGCTTTGCAAATTTCGGCACAACGTAAATCCGTGAGAGCGCAGAGACAGGCCCAAAGAATTTCTACTGCTGGTCAGGACATTTCTGATAGATTGACACGACGAAGAGCAGCCAGGGAAGAGCGTGTCAGGCGGTCACGTCTGGTTTCTGGCGCGCAAGCCTCTGGCGCATTTGCCAGTTCCGGCCTCAGTGGGGCAATCAGTGCCCTGAGATCAAATTCAGATCAATCTGTCGCGCAACAGACTGGGGAAAGTTTGGCTGCAAAAGGTATTAGCGCAGCTAACCAACGATCTGCCAACGCTCAGTCCACCATTGCACGGTTTCAGACCCTCACTAATTTTGCCATTACTGCAGACAACTTACAAAAATCTCTATAGGAAATATAATGGACTTAGCCCTTGACGACTTCAAAGATCCCTCTGACCAACTTACCTTTGCAGATTTTCAGGGGAATGCTCCTAAAGGTTCTTCCATCAATGAGAGGACTGCTGCTCAATTGGCTGGTGGGGATACTGTGCTTACATCAGGCTCAATTGAAGACTACAGGAAAACCAAGGACCAATTACTCGATCCCGAGTCTCGTGAACAGTTTGTACTGAAACAGCAAAACATTCGGGATAATCTTTTTAACGATGCAAAGTCCAGCCTTGTTGATACATTGTCTTCCCCATCTATTCCCGATGGGGAGAAGCTGAACTCCCTCATTGCATCAAAGATCAGTGTTGAGAAACTCCCCCCACTATCTACTCTCGACACTCTGGCAGAAGAAGCCGCAATCGCTGATAGTGGTGATAACGAAACTGAGCGCGCTTCCAATTCCCGTTTCAATGCCCTCGATAGTATCAAGAGAATGAACTCCCTAAAAAGAGAGATTACTTCGGCAGTCAATTCTCTCAAGCTCGGTCAGGACTCTTCTACTCTCCGTAAGGTTAGGGAAATTGGGGAACTCATTGTACCATTTGCTGAGAGTGTTCATGTAAAAGATGTTATCGGTGATATTACTGGCACTCGCCCAAATGTGATCAAGCCCCTTGGTGAAAGCAAGAAACAACTCTTTTCCCTTGTTGGTGATTTACCTATTGATCAAATCCCAGCATTTACTGAACGAGTCTTGCAAATCATTGAGGAAAATCCTGGGGTGATCTTACCTGATGGTAATGATATTGCCAATTTGGATATCCTTAACAGAATGTTTATCACGAATGATTATTCTGATACTGAAAGGTGGTTCGATAACATCGTGTCCGTTTTGGATGGGGTCGGCGCTGGTAGCCTGATCAAGTCTTTTGTAAAAGGTGGAAAAGGGTCCAAAGTTGGGACTAAACTGGGCAGGGAAGCCAATGCTTTCAAGAACAGGCCCAAAGAAGCTGTAACTCCACTCGAAGAAGAGGCATTGGCTTTCAAATCTAGCCAAGACCCTGTGTCCCCCCTTGAAGAAGAGGCATTGGCTTTCAAATCTAGCCAAGACCCTGTGTCCCCCCTTGAAGAAGAGGCTAAGGCATTCTCCACAGAAAAAGAGCCTACTGCGGATACCCTGTTTCGTCGCGCATTAAATGAGGATACTAGGACTGAAGTACCCTCTACTGCACCTTCTCAAATCATCAAGGATGTTAATCCAGAGCTTGCTCGTTCCATTCATAAATTGGCCGCAGAGGATGACACAGGGGAGGCTGCAAAGGCCCTATACGGAGCAACAAAAGAAGAGGCTTTAGCCAAAGACTTGTTACCAGAGCCAGACATCCGTGGGGGCAAAGTGCCTAATAAAGTGGAGATGCGCAGGCAGGGGCCTGAATTTGAGGAACCCGCTGATATTCGCAAGGTGTCCCTCACTAATGGTAACACAGATGTTTCATTGGGGGAACTGGCAAAGGTCAGGGAAAAATTGTTGAATGGCCTGTCTGAAATTGAGGGGATGATTTTACACCCTTCAAGTATGCTATTTCGCACAAACCTTGATAGAACTACTACGATTGTGGCCAGATTTAGCCCGACTGATTCTGGTTTCTCTACCGCGCAGGAAGCCTTGAACAGGGCACAATTTGCGTTCAGAAACTACCGTATCAACCCCGATGAGTTTAAAATACTGGTTCGTAACGGGGACGAATGGGTACCGACTACATTGAAAGAGGTAGAGGCCAAGGAAGTCTTGAAGAGGAGCAAGCCCAACATCAAAGATGATGTCCCAGAACTTGATGATGTGGACTTTGCTATTGGCTTGGAATATAACTATCGTTTCAGCCCGGAAGACTTACAAGAAGTGGATTTGTTGACCACTGCACCGGGCTATATTGCTCGTACAGTGCAACTTCTTGATAGGCTTCCTACACAATTCTTTGCCTCCCTTGGCCAAGGGTCCATCGTTCAACATATCCTGGATGTGGCTTCCGTAATTCACCCACAGATTGCTAATGCTATTTCTGTAGCTGTTGACAAATCACATGCCCTCAAAAAACTATATGTTAAAGAGTTTGAAAAATTTAGTAAATCCTACTCCAAACTAGATAAAAATCGTAGGGCACTTATCACAGATTACATCAATGAGGCTAATAGGGACGGCCTTAGATTAGACACCGCTGATCTGTACTCCCGTGGATTCAATCAAAAAGAGGTTGAAGTTCTGCGTGAATGGCGGCGGGCGAATGATATCATGTTCCATGCCAACAACAGGGACGCTGCTAAAACTATCAGATTCCGTGGTGGGAAGATGTTCGTTCACAATGGCAGCGACACAAAATTTGTCGGTCGTCCCATTGCGAGAAAGTCCCTTGAAAAGGGCGACACTATCTTTGACATGACTCAGGACAGTGTGGTCAAGTTTGATGGTACTGACCTGGACAAACTTTATGACGAAGGTGGTACTCTTGTAAGACTGGACCAACCAATCCAAGCAGATGGCCAATGGATTGATGTGGTTGTTGCCAGAAATACCCCGGAAGGGGGTTTTACCCGTGAAATATATGACGGGGAGCAGGTACTAGCCTACAGGGATGGTTACTATCCAGTTGTCTATGATGCGAACTTTTTCATTGAAAAGGTTATCAAGGTAAACGGTAAAGAGCGGCATAAGGTAGTAGCTTCTGCACGGGACAATAGAGAGCTTGATGAAGCCCTCGAAATGTTGCGGAAGGACGATCCAGATGCTACGTTCTCGTTTCGTAAGGATAGGAGTCTTAACGCACCTGAGGCTCGTTTGTTTGATGACGGAGCATGGTCACTCTACTCCAATTCTGGCCTGACTACTCAGAGATTCCGTGGGGAGCGTCTCGGTGATGCTGGTGTGAATTTGAACAATCTTGGCACTGCACACCTCAAAGACCCCCTTGAAGCTGTGTCCAGGCAAATCATCCAGCTTTCCAATCGTGTAGCTATGCGTGATGTAATGGATTCTGTCAAGAAAAGGTGGCTGCTGAACTACGGGGATTTTATTGAACTTCCCCGCAACAAAAAAACTGGCCAGTTGGAAATGCCCAGTCTACCTTCGCAAATTAAAGGCAAACCTGGGGCACCAGCTAAGCTCGTTGCAGACGCTCGCTCCAATTTCAATTATCTATATGGGTTGGAGAATGGTTATATTAATGGTATTGATTCCACCCTCAAGGCTACATTACACTTGGCCGCTGATATTTTTGGGGAGCACGGGTTGCCAAAGTTGGAAAGGCTTAGTCTGGAAGCTGCCAGGGTAAGCCCAGTTCAACAGGCCAAGACCCTGGCATTCAAATTATTTCTCTCGGCAAGCCCTGTAAGACAGTCCATTCTCCAACGTGGTCAGATAATTCTATTAAATGCTATCCATCCTAAGTACGTTTCTACCAACCTCATCCCCGACCTGATCCGACTTGACATGGCCAGACTTGGGTCGAAAAGTAGTCCCAAACATACCGAACTATTTAGAGAAATTGAAAATACAGGTATTTTGGAAGCAGTTGACTCGAACTCCCTTACGAGAACTGATATGCTTCGATTAGCCGACCTGACAGCCTCTCAAAAAGCAAAAACACTAATTGGTCAGCCATTCAAGTTGTCCCAGAAAATAGGTTTTGATTTTGCTGAACAGGATAACTTGATCGCAGCGTGGCTGGTTCAACGTGACCTTGCAATAAAAGCTGGTAAGAATACTAAGGACCAGAGAGTTGCAGACGAAATTTTAGGCCAGGCCAGGGCATTCACATTAAGTATGAATCGTGCTGGGGAATTTCCATATAGCCAAAACACTCTTGGGTTCTTTGCACAATTCTTATCTTTCAGGCATAAAATCTTTCTACAAACATTGACCAACCGTTCCTTGACCCCTATCGGTCGGGCTAAGCTGTTGGCTTTTACTACGGCGATGTTTGGTGCCGACGCCACTATTATCAGTACGCTTTGGAACAAGATCAGTGATGGGACTGAGCCATCTGAAATCAAGGACAATATTCAAGACGGGCTTTTGGATTTTGCATTGAATTCGGCACTGTCCGCAGCAACCGGGACTGAGCAAGCTATTGATTTTGGCGACCTGGCCCCCTCTGAGGCGTTCGGGATGTGGAATATGATCAGTGGTATGTTCTCTACTGATCTGGGGGAAATCATTGCAAATGCCCCGGCTGGTAGTCTGGTGTTTGGTAATAATGCGCGCCTTACTGACGCATTTAAAACTGGTATGAGATACTTTAATATCATTGACGACTATGAAGACCCGGAACTTCAGACAACCTTCCCCGATGTGGCTATGAGTTTAATGTCCACGCTCTCCGGTGTGTCGGCAACCTTCAAAGCTCGTTATGCCTTCCATCATGGTCAAAAACTATCATCTTATGGTAGGATCACTGATGATCAGGTAACCAAGACAGAAGCTGTTGCTGCCGCATTTGGTTTCAGGACAAAAACTGAAACTGGCTTCACAGAGGTAAAAAAATTAATCTTTGGTGAGCGTTCTTTTGAAAATGATGATGTTGTTCTTTGGTATAATGAACTCAAGAGGCAATTGTCCCGTAGGGGAACTACAGTTATCGAAAATGACCTCATGCAAAGAACTCTAGCGGAGGCTCACAGAGTATTCAGTGAGGACAGGCCACGGTTCCTCGAAATACTTAAGGGGGAAATTGAAAAAGACGCCACCAATGGAGATTTTGCGATGTTCAAATCATTGACAAGTAGGATGGGACTGATCCCAAAAGAAGATATGTGGAAAATGATCAATACCCTGCCTGCTGGCAATCTTCGTGACCAGTTGACGGCCTTGGTTAACACTAGTGAGGAATTACTCAATGGCAACTAATTTCGGACCAGAGGCTACCAATGTCTCTGATATCCCTTCCGCCCAGACCCCTAAAGAAGGTATCACAAGGCAACCTATTTTCTTGCAAGGGATTGGTGATATCTTTGGGCAAGCGGCTAGTCTCATTGAAAACAACAAGAAAAGTAAGCAAAGCCAGATCGTGGCAGACTTCACTCAGAGACAATTACTTGTCTCTGAGGCCCTTTCTCAGGGTAGGATCAAATCCAGCGCCCACGCTCAGACCCTATTAAGAAAAAACCTGATGGATGCCATTGAGGCTAATCCGGCGTTATTGGGGGATTTTCTTGAGAGCCAGAAATCCATCACAGGTATTGCTGGTGCTGCCGATAATGTGAAAGACGGTACACAAGAAGAGCAGCGAAGAAATGCACTTGCTGATCAACTTGTTGCAGATGGTAGAATTGCACCTGATGCTAATGATAATCAAATTGATGTTGCAATCAATACTTTCAGGTTGGAACAAGAGGTGCTCAGGAGGCATCAACTTGTAAACCAAACTCTAGATGAAGAGTCCAAATCGCTTGATATCTCAAGCAAAAGGCGCAAAGAAATTGAGGAACAAAGAAAAACCATTGCACAAAGCACTGCATTTGATATTTCTGGTTCGCAGTTTGAACGTGTAAAAAACAGGCTTGGGGAGATTCTGAGCAGCGATTTGGCAGAAGAAGATAAACTTGTTGCTGTAGAAGATTTTGAAGCAGAGTTCAAAAGTCAGGCTACTGGTCTTCTCAGCCCATTGAGTAGTACGGAGATATCCACATTCTTGACACCCTTTGATAATGTGTTTACAAACTTCAAGCGTAGGGTGACAGGGGAACTAAGTGACGACGCATTAAAAAGGGATAATGAACGTGTAATCGCGGTGGCCACGAATGAGGCACTAAAAGACCCGGTTATTCGTAATCTTGTTCTTGCAAGTAGGCTCGGTGGGGACTCTATCTTTAGTAACGTACTAGTCAAATCCAATCCAGCAGTTACTGATGCTTTTGTTAAATTTATTGCTGGCACTACTCCTGATGGTGGCACCCTACCCCCTTCCCCATTTTCAGATGATATAAGTGTTAAAAAGGGTGTTGAACTTGGACTCAACGCCATACTTCGTGGAATCCAGTCTTCCGACCCAGAGTTGGCAGCAGAGTCAGAAGAACGTCTAAAGATTATTCTGAGTTCCATTGAAGATTACCAAGGGTTCCTATCCACAGCCGATGACAAAACCAAGGTCAAACGTGCGAAGGAAATAGTTAATTGGGTAGCTAGTAGTGAATTTGCCGACCTAAGAATTTCTCGCCCAGATTTGTTTGAGAATGTGGACGCTGTTGCTGATATTATAAACAGGTCTTATTTTAACCAAGTCTTTGGTATGGTCAAGAAGGAGTTCAGGGAAAGCAGTGTCGTACGAGAATCTGTCAACCCCGAGTCTGGACCATTTACACCATTTGTACCCAAGATTTTGAGAGAGGGAACTCCTACCCCAGATAATGTGGGGGCCAGGGCAATTGATGGTGGCATGGAGTTCTTCGCAATTAACCCGGCCGATGATCAGGCCAGGTTTAAAGCCCAGTCCTTAAACAAGGACTTAAAACCAATCATCAACACCACCCTCAAAGCCATGTCTCACCTCGAAGGTAACAAGAACTACCGGCAAAAGTGGGAACAGGTTGCAAATGATATCCTTAGTGGTGGGGAGACTGGGACAGGCCCACAAAATGTGGACTCGCCCGATACTGTTGGGGACAGCCTGTCATTGAGTGATTTCCGTAGTGGAACTCCATTACCTGCAAGATTTGAAAAGAATATTGACACTACTGCCAAGACAGCCTTTGAAACTCTGTCTTCCAACTTCACGGGAGATTTTGCAGTGATTTCAGGGTTTAGATCATCAGAAGAAAATACCAGAGTGGGGGGTGCCCAAGGTTCACAACACTTGCATGGCAAGGCTTTTGATATTGATGTGTCCAACATGAGTACAGACGAGCGTGTTGGCCTCATTCGAGCGGCCAGGAATGCCGGATTCAATGGTATTGGTGTATATGAAAATTCCTTGCATCTTGACGTAGGGGCTAAAAGGGCTTGGGGGCCGAGCTTCAAGAAAGAATCCATACCAACTTGGGCCAAAGGGGTCTTAAATGAGAATTGAAAACACACACCTGATTAAAGAGTCTGAGAGTCTACGTCTTCAGGCTTACTTACCCACTCCAAATGATGTCCCAACTATTGGATACGGCCACATCAAAAATGTAAAACTCGGTATGACTATTACCAAAGATGAGGCCGAACAGTTTCTTCGTGATGACTTGGCTTGGGTGGATAAAGCTTTGGACTCCCTTGTCAAGGTTCCACTCAATCAATCGCAATACGATGCGTTGGGATCACTTGTGTTTAATATTGGGGAGGGGCAGTTCAGAAATTCTACTCTTCTTCGTAAACTGAATGAGAAAGATTATGCAGGGGCCGCTGACCAATTCCTGAGATGGGATAAGCAACGTAACAAGAAAACTGGTCAGATGGAAGTTCTGAAAGGTCTCACCATTAGGAGGGGTAAGGAGAGGTCATTATTCCTCTCCCCCCCGACTAAAGGTGCGCCAGAGGCCGTAGGAGGCTCACTGGCTGGCTCTGGGGCTGTAGTGGCTACCCTACTGGCCCAAGATGCTACATGGCCTGTAGTGGCTATTGTAGGGGCTGTGGTGGGGTTAGTCCTCTTCTTGGCTATCAAACAGTTAAAGAAAGATTGAACATGAGTAAGATTGGAACATTAACAGACATAGCAGCTATTTTGTCTGCCGCAACTGCTATCAATTCCAACTACAATACTATTGAGGCAGCCTTCGATAACACCCTATCCAGGGATGGTTCCGCCCCAAACCAGATGAATGCCGATTTGGACTTGAATAGTAATGACCTTCTGAATGTTAGAAACATCAACGTCCAGGGTTTGACTATCGGTGGTAGCCCCATTTTAACGGAGTCTTCAGCCACATTACTACTTGCACCCTTTGCATCCCGTGCTCTCGCACAATCTGCCAATATTGACACATCCGTTGTATCAATAGGGGTTGTATCTGGCACACACATTGTGGAGTATAAACGAGACCCGGCTGGTACAGCCCTTATTACGGCAGACGGGGGAACGTGGTCCCCAATTGGAAATGTCAGGCCGGAGCATTGGGGGGCCACAGGTGATGGTGTGGCCGACGACAAGGCTGCCTTTGATGCCCTTGAAGCCTTCGGGAAACAAGCGTGGTTATCCGGCACTTATCGCTTGAGTGCCCATCCAGAGCCGCGCAACATTACCTATGTCCTTGAAACAAGTGCGTCTGTCAGTGTTGACGGCAGCAAATGGTTCCCACGCATGTTCAGCGAGACCGGACCGACCGTGCGGGGTGATCACATCAACTATGCGACCAATGATCCGTCACCAGTCATCGTTGGCGCCGAGTATGTGGAACTGCCCAACAGCCATATCTGGCGGGGGGAGTTGGTAAACTGGTGGGGCGCGCAACATGCGGATGTGAACGACAATACGAAGGGGCGAACGGCAGTCGAGGCGATGCGCATCAACATGCAGCACCGCGGCGAAGGTGATGCTTACGCCATGAGCCTGAACGGGATTGCGTTACGACACCCACGCTTCGCAGAAATTACGTCAGTCAAGGGTCAGAACAACATCGGTATGGGCGGCGGCCAGATGAACGCCGGCACCGATCAGGTCACGCTCTATGGCTGGGGTGATGTGGTGTTACATGATCAAGGCTTTGACAATGTGGCGCTGCGCGGACATGTCATTTTGCTTCACGCCAATGGCGCCGACACCCTCGGCTATACCGTGGATCGCTTCGGCTACATGATTGACAGCCGGGGCGCCAACGATATCGCCGGTGGCTTCATCGCTCGCGGCAATATGCGCGCGGCCATCGACACGACCGGGGCCACGCTGTCGGGCGGGGCATCGCTTGTCACCAAGGCCGGGCAGGCGGTGTATTTCGACGCATCGGGAGCCACCACACAAACCGGATATGTCGCACCAGTCCTCGGCACCTACTCCATCGGCAAGGACGCTGCCCTTCCACAACTTGACATCACGGCGAACGGCAGCACCCTGCGGCTACTCGATAACCACGCCGAATTGCGTCCTAGCGTCGCGAACAACGAAGCGCTGCAGGTCCATGAGGCCGCAGGCGGCGCTCGATATGCTGCGCTGGCGCAATCTGGTAGCATCACGCAACTGACCGCGCGTGATCCGGGGGCGGGAAGCACGATCATGGCGCTGCGCACGACGCAGGCCGGGGTTGTAAATGATCGGTTGACAATTGACGGCTTGGGCAACGTCAACCTTCCCGCCGCATCCGCCACTGTTGGACTGAGAGCGGCTGGCACCAAGGTCGTTGGTGTGCAGCAGGCGGCCATTCCTGACGCGATTGGTGGAACGGAAATCGCCACAATCAACAGCATCCTTGCTGCATTACGGGCGCATGGCCTGATTGCAACTTGACATTCGTGAACAAACAGAGAAAGATAAGATATGAGCAAGATTGGAGTATTGACGGATGTAACAGTTATCCCGTCTGCCGCAATTGCCATCAATTCCAACTACGATACTATTGTGGCAGCCTTCGATAACACCCTATCCAGGGATGGTTCCGCCCCAAACCAGATGGAGGCAGATATTGATCTCAATAACAACGACCTACTTAATGTTAATGTAGTAAACTGCGAAGTATTAAAGGTCAACGGAACGGATGTCACTTCTGATGTAACTAACGTAGCTAGTATAGCAGCAACAGCAGTAGTAGCAGCGGGGAGTGCTGCCGCGTCCGCTGGCGAAGCTGCTGCATCAGCTTCACTCGTTGCAGGGATTCAGGATAATCTACCTGAGTGGAGGGGGGGGTGGATTGTAAGTACCCCCTACTCATTGGGAGATTTGGTGCATAGTAATGGTAGTACCTATATTTGCACATTCAGTCATATATCCACCAATTTTAGCAATGAACTTGGTTTAGGGTATTGGGAACTGTTTGCATCACAAGGTTTGCCGGGGGCTGGCACTGGGAATGTTGTTGCAGCCAATGCTGGATTGGAATATATATCAGTTGCTGGGACATTTCGTAATAGTGTCTCTGCAATGTTACGAGCCATTCTCAAGCGTTCTGGTCTGAACCTGGCCACTGATCTCACACTTGATACCAGCATTTATAACTCTGACGGGACAAACACCAATGGTCCGCCTGGAAATGTTGACGGGGACAGTTTTGTTTCCTCCAAGATTGACACATCCAACTACAACTATCTTTGGTGGGGTAATTCAAAGGCGTGGTTGGGAAGACGTATTGCAAATGTTAATACCTGGGTAAAGTTATTCACGGCTGCGGACGCATCCGGTGCAGGTGGGTTTGTAGCTACCCTTGTAACAAAGCCCGTGGTCGGTGACAACTTGAAACTTGCCAGATTTGATGGTGCAGGTAATATATCCCCTGGGCCACTCATTCTTAACCAAGAGGATATGTTGAGTGACAGCACAGTCAATGTTCCCACACAACACTCTGTAAAATTCTTTGTTGAACGAAAAGCTGGTACCAATCGTTCTTGGAAAAATATGCTAGGTTCCAGATTGGCCAATACATCCTACCAAAACACTACTGGTGGACCTATCCAAGTAGTTATTACTGGTTCCACGAGTGTTGATAGAGAAATTCAAGCATCAACCGATAACATCAATTGGGTTAGGGTAGGGATACTTCGTGCCAATCATGCCTCTCAAGGTCAGAGCTTCACTGTAGAAAATGGTCACTACTACCGTATATTTGGCACTATAACCGCAATTGGTACATGGTCCGAGTTAAGATAATGCTCAATGATTTTATCAAATACACAAGTGGTATGCAAGACAGCAACAAATGGGTAGTTGACGGTCTGAGTGTGATGACTACAGTAGCGGCAGTATTTAAATTCCTTCCAGCGATTGCCACCTTGTTCACTATTATCTGGACTGGCATTCGTATTTACGAAACAAAAACAGTCCAAAAACTATTAAGGAGGAATAAAAATGTGGGAAAAGATTAAACCTTATGCAAAAGGCTGGCGCACCGTAATCTTCAACGCATGTGCAATGTTGTTATCGATTGCATCTCTTGCGGAGTGGAACAGTGTGCTACCAAAAGAATGGTGGCCATATTATGTTCTTGGTCTTAGTATGGCTAACATTCTCTTGCGCAGTGTTACTAACACTGACATGGGTAAACACAAATAATAGAAAAGGGGCGCCCAGAAATGGGACGCCCCTTCTTTTTTGTCTGGTAGCTGATAATCTATCTAACCATGGCTACCATGCATGGAGATATCAGAATCACCGCCTTTCAAAGGGACGAGTAAGCATATACGCTCCAATAACAGTGACGACAACCCAGTTCACGAATGAACCGGGGTCTGGGGTAACACCCCATCCTAATATCGTGTCCCATACGATAAGTTTCCAAATGTACGCGACAACAGGGGCAGCAATAGCAGGACGCACCCAAGCGGTCCATAATCGCTGCTGTTCAGCAATCAAAACTGATTGCTGCGCTTGGAGATGGGCAATATAACCGTCCATCGCCAATTTCTTTTCCGAGGTTTCAGCGTTAAGTCTCATCGCATAAGCTTCTTTGAGCTTACCCGACAAGTCTTGCAAGACACCACTACCAAGGAAATTAAATATTAATCCGAGCACGATTTTTCTCCTGTGAGGGGGTCAATAAAACAAGCTGCATCAGAAGAATCTTCTTGTACAACTTTCATTACTTCCCCACGAGTTTTGATAGAAGCCGGACGAAAAGTGGTACAACCACTGGCCCCACCGATATATGCCTTCATGTAAAGTTCCTTGAAGTCATCAAAGGTAACATCATTACCAACATTACAAGTTTTGGAGCAAGCACTATCAACCAGCTTACTCGCCTCACACAGCACTTGGATATGCTCATCTGCGGACAGTTTGTTTGAAGTTACACCTTTTACCCCATAGTTGTCGTAAGCATAATCCATCACATCCCACCATTTGATATCACCATTTGGCATAATTGTCCTACGTTTGTAGGTGAGTGAAAACGGTGGTTCAATGCCAGAAGAGATATTACCAGCAAAGAGGCTGATGGTGCCCGTTGGGGCAATGGACAGCAGATGAGAATTCCGGATTCCGTGTTTAGCGATGCCTTCGCGGATGTCTGTTGGCATGTCACGAATGAGTTGCCCGTTAAGGTATTCTTCCTTATTCAGGGCGGGGAACGCCCCCTTCTCTTCGGCAAGAGTAACAGAAGTTCTGTATGCAAAATCCCTTAACGTGGTAAGTACATCTTTCATGAACTCAATCATACCATGTGAACCATAGGACAAACCCATGATCTCAGCAGTATTTGCTAGACCAGTAATACCAATCCCCATCCTACGTTTGGATTTTGCTTCCAGTTTTTGGTCCAACAACGGGTAAATAGTATTGTCAATCACGTTGTCCATCATACGAATGATGGGTGGGATATCCATTTCAAATTGTGTATTGTCAAATTGATAGCCAAATGGGCCACAATCAATGATATACTTAGTTAGATTAAATGAACCCAGTAGACATGCACCATTAGGTGGTAGTGGCTGCTCACCACACGGGTTAGTTGTAGTAATATTTTCACAATAGTATAAATTATTTTTGTTGTTAATTGTATCAATGAACAGCACACCGGGTTCTGCATGAGACCAAGTACTACGCATGATCTTATTCCATAAGTATCTTGCTTTGACTGACCTATAAATTTGTGAGTTAAAGACCAAATCAAACATGGTGTCATTTTTCACAGCAGACATGAACTTGTCTGTGATGGTAACACTGATATTGAAATTGGTAAGTTTCCCAGGTGTGCGCTTGGCGTCGATAAACTCTTCAATGTCTGGGTGATCCACACGGAGAACACCCATCATAGCCCCACGACGATTACCCGCTGAAGCAATAGTAGCACACATAGTATCCCATACTTGCATATAAGAAACAGGCCCAGACGCCCCAGAACCGTTTGATTTGATTATGGTACCACGGGGCCTGATAGTACTAAAATCAAACCCGTCCCCACCACCAAAACCCATGGTCTCCGCTGCTTCCTGTAATCTCTGGAAGATACCTAAACGACTGTCCTCAATGACTCCACTGACATAACAATTAAATGCTGTGGTTTGTCTGGCTGTCCCAACGGAAGCTTGAATACGTCCAGCAGGTAAGAATCGCTGTTCCCTAAGAATTGGTAGAATAGTGTTGAAATGCTCGTCAGTGTCTTTCAATGTACCCGCGATACGGGCCATTGCATCCCTATGTAGTTCGTTACCCTCCAAGTACTTTGGGTTACATACAACTTCAATTACCCTGTCAATTTCGTTTGTCAGGTTTGTTGGCTTATAATGCGATGCCATATTGCTCCTTAAAATAATTGCCCCATTGCAGTGCCATTTGGATGGCGATATTCTGATAAGTTGTTGATCTTTCCTTCCCGCGTGTCTCTGATGGGCCTAATTTATTCTGGCCACTATCAGTTTGATTGGACCACCTCTCCACAATTTTTCCGTTGTGTGTGACCAATCTACCGGGGAATCTTTTTGTTGGTTCTAATGGCGGCAAGTTTTGCAGCCATAAACAGGTCTTTTTGGAGGCATCCTCATAAAATTGGTATGGCTGTATAATTTGACTTGGTTTACGAATTTTGGACGAGATACACCCAACCGGATTTTCAAGGGCTATATGCTTTATAGGGGCGTTCAAAAGATAACTTACAAAATCCAGGGCTTCTGTAGTTTTTCCTTGTCGGGACGGGTTAGACTTATTCCAGTGTAGGCCGCTAACTGTCAGGTAGGTACATGGTGGATGGGCTATCATTAAATCCCACCCATCCCCTATAATGTCCCTGACATCCCCTAGATAATGTGGCCCCACTGATTCCGTAGGTAACAAGTCGCAAGACACCGCATCAAACCCCTCCCTGATAAATGCATCTCTGACTTTACCGCTATATTCACAAGCTACTAATATCTTCATTTGTATACACTATTATAAACATGCTCCCACATAGATACTAAATCCACATACCTCAGTCCCTGAACTACTTTAAACCAGCCCCTTTTCTCAATCAATGACATTTTATATTGTATATCGGGCCATTTGTCAGCACCAGTTTGATCAGACCAAAGAACTCTTCGTTCGATATCTAATGACATAAGATCATAATATTTAACCAGCTTGTGTAATTCTTCTGTTATAACACCCCCAAAAAATTTTTGTTCAAAAAGTCGTTCAATTGGCATTGCGAAATCATCATACCCACGACCCATTGCGTATTTCACAGGGACTGAGATGTCACCAATGATAGATTCTGCAAAATCGTGTGTAAGACATGCCAAATGTAGTTTGAAATTGATCGGCTCAAAGTGTCTGGCTAGTATGTAGCACAAATATGAGTGTTGTGCTACAGTGAGAGGTTCAACATTCTTGAAGTGGCCGTTGAAACGGGTGGTATGATTCAGGGAAGTGTCCACATCACCTATTGTCAGGTCATCCGTTGTCAGATTGTTGATGTCAACATATTTACCAGATGCCAATCGTTCCCAACAATTAACATTGTTAGTCATAGGACTGTACCATCTTTTTCACTAGTGACCACACACTAGATCGTCGTAAGTGTTCATTGATGGTTAGCTCTTTTTTGGAGCTTTGAATACCAAGTCGTGGTTCTCCATACTCGATAATAACCCCCTCGTAGTTTGAAATATCTGCTAAATCACTAATATTGTGTAAGACACCTTCGGCTACTAATTTTCTATTTTGTTTGTTGAGGCTCGAACTCACATATACTTCTACAACTAAGCTCATGCTAGTTCCTCCAAATTCACTGGTGTGTAGTTAATTGACTCTACACATACTGATTTATATGGACCTTTGGGGCTACCTTTATTGTGGGTGTGCCCATGAATATTTACCCTACCCCTGTGAATACTCTCTTCATGGATGGGTACATGGGAAAATAAAAGATTCTTATCATCCCACGCCCTCCACAACATCACTTTTTCAAAAAAGCCACCCGCCGATAAATACTTTACATCATCATGATTACCAACTATAAGCCTCTTTCTACCATTTAATCTTGACCAGATATGGGCAAAGTGGCTATGAGAAAAATCCCCCATAACCACATCACCAAGGTGGTAAACCAAATCCCCCCTCTTTACCACTGAGTTCCAATTATCAATCAATTTTTCATTCATTTCTTCTACACTTTTAAAAGGCCTATCGCAGTATTTGATAATATTCTGGTGGAAGAAATGTGTATCAGAAATGAACCAATAATCTCTCATGTAGCATTTCTCCCACTATTAACTTTGATATCTTTATCGGTGTATCTGGCATGACCCCACCCACCACAATCGTTACACTGAAATTTCTTGTAGCATAGGCCGGCCTTTGTAAAGTAATAGCCGCGCCACTGCAAATTTTCGCTGCCACACTTGGGGCAATGAACAGATTCATCATAAACCATGTGGGTTACATTGGGATGGTTACGCATATAGGGTCGTAACCTTAAATACAAGGCTTCCAATGAAACAACATCATCAATGTTGTATTCTTTCAGTTCATTCCAAGCAGCCTCAGTTCCTTTGAGACATTCCATCCATAAAACAAATCCAGGATACTTCTTATGATCACTTTTAAGGGGCAGTCCGAGTTCATCACACAGGTTGGCCAATGAATTACTAACCATACGAAGCTCTCTGCGAGCAACTGTCAATGTGTCCACTACAAAATAGGGACTGGGTGGACTATACCTATGCACCACCCCTCTGCCAATAATGACAGGCAGGTCAAACTTCTTGCCATTGTGTGCAACCACTATATCTGCTTCATCAAGCAACGTATACAACGAATATACAATGGATGCGTCGTCATTACTCCTATTTTCTTGATAGATGATTTCATCTGAACCCAGCCATTTGGCCGCAAAAGACATGATATGAGTTTTTTGCAACCACTGCTCCTGACGGATATTCTGTTGCCAAGCCCCCCATACATACGCAATGTTGGGTGCTGTTTCAATATCCAAGATAAGAATTTTAGCCATGGAGTGTACTATATCCTTTTTCAACACATAGCGTACCATTGACGGCTTTATCTACTCTTTCGTTGATAAACACCACCAAATCGTCAAATAATTTACCATGTAAAACAAAATCATGCTCAGCAAAGAATAATCCGAGTTGGTCTTCCAAACTACTTTCCATTAAAATCCTCCTATCTCACATTAACCATGGGTATGTAATGATGCTTAAAATAAAAATATATATAACTACCATTTGCAGATATTTACTACGAAGTGCGGTCATCTTCACCTATTTCTCTTTGCTCATATGTGATAAGGAAAGCAACACAACACGCCGCGTGCCACAAGTGCGGGTAACCACTCTCGGAGTCATACTTCTCCCCTCTCCACCAACTCCACATGTGTCGCATCATAGCCCCGAATATTCTGGACCATTTCATACCCATTTCCCAATTGCGATCTACGTATTTTTGAGCGCCATAGGTCAGAACATCCCCAATAGCAAATACTATTTCCGGGGGGATAAGCTCTAATCGGTTCTTGCCGCTATCGAACTTAATCCCACTTCCATGGGGATCACCACTCATTACAAATGATCTGGGTGTACTTTGTTTGGGGCAGTTTGGGCGTCCTTTGGCGCCCGATATCCTCAGCCAAATGGGCGACAGCCCGTAGACAGGCGTGCAGATTTGGACTATGTAAAGAGTAAGGTCTGTCGCTGATAATACCCTCTGCTACATAACCATTTTCATCTTCGTGTACATCAATTGTAAACTTCATTTTCCACAATCTCCAAACCTTTTGTAACCTGGTGGCGGACAGCATCTAATCCCTTTTCTTTAATGAGGATTCCAATCATGTACATTTGTCGCTTTTCTCCCTCATCAAACATTTCGATGTAGTCCTGCGTAGATTCCCTACCAAAATCATTAAACAGGTTATTCATGTAAACCACCCTATTAAACACACGAAGCGGGAGGTGGTGAACGTCATCAAATCTTTCAAATACCGTCATCAAATTCTTCCTTTCTAATTTTTCTTGATCCTACTGCCGTGCCTCTTTCTCTAGAACTTTTTTCGTCATGACATTTCTTACACAACAGTTGTAAATTTTCTTTTTCACAAAACATATTTTCAATGTAGTCATCCCAATTCGTAAAACCAGTCTCAGGATTTACAATTGGGTTAATATGGTCCACAAAGATGTTTCTCACCCTCTTTCTTCCATCTTTCACGGTGACTGGAACTGTTTCTTTACATATCTGACACTTATACATACCCCTATCAGATCGGGCATCCTTTTCTGTTTCTGCTATTGGTGCCCACCTACGGGTTCCCTGACGGAGTAGTGAGGTGATAAATGACTTATAACGGGATTCTGTCCATTGCCCATTACATCTTGTTTTCGGTCCACTTGGCCTACCCATTATGTTTCTACATAGCCCACAATTTTGACGTATGTCTTTGATGGGTGAAGGCCGTCAATACAGTTACAGGCACTAGTATAACTATCAAAACGCCTGTCATTGCCCCAAGCCTGTTTCAACCTCACCCAAATGGTATCTTTGAAAATCCAAAACCCAACTTCATGTTCCTCTTCTACATAGTAGCCACGGATATCATTCCGGCATTCTTCAATGATCCGGTATTTCATATCGTATACCCCTTTCTCTAATCATCCACAACAAATCAGCCTGTTCCATAAAGAATGTTTTTGCATGTCCCACCCCCACAGTGGTAATATACTCCTTTTTTACTGTTTTATATAAGCCTATTTCACTATTTACATCTACAAGAAGTTTGTACGCGGTCTTCTTACCATACCCCGGCAACCCTGGGATATTATCCGCACTATCCCCGACTAGCATTTGGTAGTAAAAGAATTTTTTACCATAGCCAATAAAATCGTCTTTGCGTGGGACCAGCCAACCCAGATCATCAGTTTCTTCTGGGCCAATCGCTCTCTGTGAACCGCATTCCCAGGAATAATGCCAACCAGGACAAATCCTCAAGTCCTTATCCCTCGAACATATGGTTGAATCACCATATTTCTTGGAGTATTGGGCCATACAAAGTTCATCATCAGCCTCATATCCATCTGCACTAATACACAAGTCATAGTTACCATCAAGATACATCAAAATATTATAGAAGTGAAAAGGTTTTGGATTGTTACGAGTACCCTTATAGGGTTTTGTCTTAGCCACACTATAACGAAAAGTCTCTATGTATTCTGGGACCACATTAACAAACCTGTGTCGATGCTCTGAAATCCAGATGGAGTTAGTCACAAATAGTATTGGTTTGCTTGTGGCGTACACATTTATACATATCTGTTTAATCTTTTCGTCAAGTAATTCAGATACATGATCAAAATCAAGTAGAACTTGTTCGCCGCTAGTTTTATCCTTAAATTCCCCTGACCACCCTAACTCATGTAAAAGAATATCCGCGTCAATTAGTGGTGTCATTGTTTGGGCAACCTTTTAAATCCCTCTTCATGTTCTTTTGAGACCTCCTTTATTGTTTTGTATTCACTAACAGACCAGTGGCTACAATCATCAGTCGGGGAGTCTTGATCTACTCCTTATACTGGTTTTTCAGATTGTCCTGTGCCCATGCTAATGTCTCCTCATCAACTTTTTCCAGATTTCTGGGATCAACTAGATATGCCCTATAGTCGTTATCTTGGCTAGGTATCAGAACTTTTTCATCATCCACTTTTACCACAATTACCAAAAGACGTTGTAAATACAAGTCCTTTTTAGAAGCTGGAACGGGCTTTACGCCCGTCACCATTACCATATCACTCCTATATAGGCCACTACCCTTCATTTTCTTATCACTGATTACCCAGCAGTAGTCCATAGGCTTGATCATATCACCAATCTTCATTTTCTTCTTCTTCTTCCCCCTTTGTTCCACTCTCGCCATCGTCTTTGACCTCTTTACCATCCTCTTCTGGTTCCTCTGGCAGTTCCTTAAGTAACTTTTCCAACTGACTCCCGTTAAAATCCAGGTTCTCTTTAATATTAACCTGAAGCCACTGCGGGAGAGACAGAAAAATCTCCATATCAGGGTCGTCAATATCAAATATCTTTGGCGTATTAATTAGATTAGTTGCCTTCTTAACATCCTTATCCCGCATAGACGAGACCCCAGTAATATTGTTGTACCTACGAGTTTTGTCTTTTTGACTCACATTTTGCACAACAGTAATCATACAGGGGGTACCAATCAACTTACTCCAATCCCCCTCATGTTTTGCCACAGGATCGAGTGCATAATACCTCTTGGTAGATTTTGCTAAATCACTATCCAAGGAGTGCATGGCAAATGTCTCGCTAATGAAGCGTGGTTTCTCTGGGATATCTACACCGTCATCATCTTTAAGAAACTCATCTAAAAGTTCATACACCACATAAAGTTCATGTTTAGGTGGCTTGGCTTTTTCTTTATAGTCAGCCTGTACTTGAAGCCCCTTGTCGATAACCCAAACCACTCGACCGGGGTAAGTACCCGGCTCCAACGGGTCAGGCCGCTTAAATTTACTTTCTTGTTTGAAATCTTTAGCATTAAGAGACATTAGTATTATCCTTTTTCATCTGTCGATACAATTCGTATGCTTCGTCAACACCTTCCCAATTATCAATACCAGAGGCATTCAAAGCTTCCAACCATAAACTATCTTCAACAAGGGAAGTATAGGTTGAGAGTGGAATAGTGATAGTAACTTCAGTTGGGAACAGTTCATATTGGTCATTAATGGATGTTTGCATAGGTTTCCCCAAATTGAATATCCACGGAAAGATTTACATTCAATTTTAACAGGTCATTAACTCTTGTAATGGAGTTATTCAACAAAGTTTTACACCTTTCTTCAGAACCTTTTTTGATTTCCAGAACAATTTCATCATGGAATTGTGCAGTTAGTTGTGGTCGTACCTTTCTTATCTCCTTTATCCAACTATCAAAACAAAATACACCTGTACTCTGGTTCAACGTAGAAAAAACGTCTTTCATGTAACGAAGAGAATACCAAAAACGACTGACTGGGTTATACAGCCACATTTCCTTCCCTAGTTTCTTAACTGTGATATCTTCACAGAGGGCTTTAACAGCCCAATTACGGCCCCAATAAGCATCTATGAGGGCTAGTGCCGTAGAAACCTTCAACCCCGTTGTATTGGCCAATTTAGGCGCCCCCACGCCATAAATACATGCATAGTTTGCTGACTTGTATTGTTTTCTCAGACCGTCAATCTTGGCAAACCTAATAAACCTGTCTTTCCAATCCTCCCCCTTGGCTTTTCCATCTTTTTGTGCCTGTTTAAATTCCTTGTAGAAGAGTATCTCTCCCTCTCCCAATACTTTGGCGTGTTTTGCCAAGTCCAAATGAGGGTCAAATCCAGGAGTAGACATCTCCCTAACAAATTCGGGGTCATACGGGTACATATAATGTTTCTTTGTGTTTTCTTCAAGTGAGGACATATCACTACCACAAAGAATATAGCCATCTCTGGCAATCAAACTCCCTCTTATATCCCCACCGTAAGGTTTATAAACACCGGGTAAATTCACAAGCACCCTGTGTTTCAAGCGTAGTGTATTTGTAAACCCACCTGCACTAGCAGTTAAATACCCGTCATTCTCATTCTCTAAAAATCCCTTGAGGATAGATATCCTATGCTGTAGAATAGTTAACCCATCTAGTACATTTACTTTTGAGTGAGTTCTGGCTAACAATAAGACACTGGGGCATAATTCTTTACCTTCATCCCCTTCTATACGAACTTGGGGGATTTTTCGCGTTGTCCCATCAGAGTTAGTTTCAAATTTGAAACTAGCGGGTTTCCACCCAAGTCCAAATAACCAATTCTTCACTTGCTCATGGCTATTTGGGTTAGGTTCTTCTGTGTGGGATAAGACAGGGACTTCACCTGAAAAATCCTCCCCTAGATTGGCACTCCTCAAAAGTGCAAACCATTTGGCACCAGTTACGGAATAGGTGCCATCTTTTTTAAAAGGTTTTGATGGCCGCGTTTTCATCAAGTATTTTTTTACTGGTGGCATAACTCCCTTTAATTCAACTATTCGTTCATCTTGCTCTACCAACAATTTGTCGAGTGTTAATTTAACCCTATCAATATTGACTTTCCATCTTGATCCTTCTTGCTCTCTGACGCAGTCCATTTTGAAGGATAGGTATCTGATTAGCCTATCAGCTTCCCCTTTGTCAGTATAAAGGACCAATAATTTGCCTTTTAATTGCTGCCATAGGTGTGAAGTAATCTTGACATCTTCTTCACATCTACGCCGATACTCTTCTTGTGTGAGTGTATTCCAGTCAGTAATCAGGGGTTTTGGTACTCCAAATTCCACACCGTAGGATTCCAATCCATGTAAATTACGAGTGTGATTCAAGTACCATGACAAGGCCAATGTGTCGATTAATCTGGCCTTGATATTAATGCCCAAAATTCTTTCTACTAGGGGCACATCATAACAAATTATATTATGTCCAATAAGTGTTTTAGCGGATAGAAAAATTTTCCGCATTTCATCATAGTCATGTGTACTAAAAACTTTGCCACCACATTCATATGAAAGGACGTGTATTTTTGTGGCCTTATTTAGTAAACCGTCAGCTTCCACATCTATGATCATTTCATAAAAGTTTCTCCCTAAACCTGTTAATAATAGTTGTAACATTGGTTTGGCTTACACCTAAACCCATCCCAGAGATTTCTGGGGAACTATACCCAAACAGAAAAAACAATTGTAGAACTTTTCTGTGCTTATAGTTATCCACTTCGTGTAATTTTTTTAATAGGAAAGATCGAAACTCAGGAGATACCTGCAACATATTATATTCCAGGGCATCCTCATTAGTTGCATTCTTATTTATTTGCTTTGGCTGTTGACCACTCTGCTTCTTCATGTCCCACAGAACATTGAACATAATGGAATTGAACCAAGTCTCGAACCCGGCCCTATTTCCATTAAAAATATGTCTGTACCTAATTACTCTCTCAAAAGCCTCTTGAACAACATCCTCTGCGGTGATACCATCCCCATTTAGGGTGTATGTGATCACTTTTACCTTTTTGTGGTAAAGTCTTCGATAAAAATCTTCAATCTCTTTTAACTCCATCTTAAATTTTTCCTAAAATTCCTTCATTCCATATCCCTAAACCTCCGTATATCTGGTTGTATTTTCATTCCAGTATAGTGGTATGGTTACATTGTTACCAAACTGTCTGTCTTCAAGAATGCGTAACCAACGTGTATGGCTAGTTACTTCATCGAGATTTTCATCCTTATTACCCTCTAATCCCAACATTAGATTACATGATTGCATCATTGCCCTCGAACCAACAAATTGGTTACTATAAATAGTGCCCCCCATCTCATGTGGGCAATTTCCCAGCGAATGGAATATACCCTTTTTATAGAACTTTTCACGAGAGTCCAGGGAAATTGTTCCTTCTGGTGCTTTTAAGTGACAAAACAAAAATACAACAATCTTTTTATCCTTCGCAATGGAGGATACATCTCTGGTAAATCCATTTAAGAAACTGTTTGCATCGGCTGCTGAAAGACCCGCTGTAAGATTAGTAATGGGATCAATAAAAACGGCTTTTACACCATCATTTGCAGCGTATATAATATCAGATTTCAATGTATCCCAGCCCATATGTTGGTATAAATCCAACATATAGAGCTTACCATCTAGTAACTCCCCGGCCTTGTCATATTTTTCATAGTCAAATGGGATATCTGGATCATGGAATCTCCCACCTACCATTTTATTGGCCAGTAGTTTATATGTAAATTGTGTGTCTTCTTCAGGTTTTGCCACCATTACAGGTACATTATCTACTTCCATGTGGTGATATGCTTGCATGTTCAATAATTCAGATTTACCCATCTTAACCCCAGCGCCCTCATAGATCGTCTCTCCAAGTCTAATACCCCTGAGTAGTTTCTGCATTGTGGGGGCAAACCAAGTTAGTTCACCTGGTGGTGTTGGTTGTCTGAACTGGTAGTGCAGTTCTTTATTAGCGACTAGTAATCGGGTGTTCTTTGGGGGTTTTGCATTGTAAGCTAATGCTTTATATGCAGCCTTTCCTGCACCCAGAATCAAACAGTCATTGGCATCCTTTTCTGGTAATGTTACTGACAATGCTTTGGGGAAAATAAGCATCGCATCCATCACAGCCTTATGCCCAGGCTCATCGTCGTCAAAGCATATAACGATCTCTTTAAAAAGAGAGGTTGCCTGTGATGCAATTTGCGACAGACTGCTATTTACTGAATTTGTACCATTAGGTAGCGAGATTACTGCTGGTGTGTATTTTTCATCCCCGTACATATCAAAGATAGCA